GTCCGATATCCTCCACCACCTATCAAGGGACAAAATAAATATTGCATGAAATTAATATTAGGTCCTGAAGATTTATCCACTGAATTAGATTTTACTATTCCAACAACTATTTGGAAAAATAATGAAGTCAACCAAGTTGGAGTTTACGTATCCGGAGGCCACGATTCAGCGGCACTACTTTGTTTGATACTAGCAGAGCTGAAGGCAACGGGTAGATTAGAATCAGTGCCAGTTACTGCATTTACTATAATTAAAGACGAAGGTTCTACATACTATTCGCAACGTATTGTAAAAAAAATCTCAGAACATTACGGTGTTCCTATAAAGCACATTAACAATGTTCCAAATAGTGAGGATGCATATATAGCAGGTAGAATAGGAGGACATCCTATTCGAAAAATATGGTCTGAAAATTTTCGTAACATGATATTGTATATGGCCATTAACAGAATGGCACCGGACGATATTAGACCGTTCCCTCAAAAATTAAATGTAGTGTATAGAGATGAAATGTATATATACCGTTCTCCATTCTTGTCATTACACAAGCCTCAAATATTAGATATCTATTATAAGTTAGGATGTGAAAGTATTATACCATATACTCATTCCTGTACTGTCCAAGCAATTGGATCGTGTAATAATTGCTATTCATGTAAAGAACGAGAATGGGGATTTACAGCATTAAATAAAGACATTATAAATACTGTTGAACCAGACATACAAGATATATCGTTTAATGGTACGTGGCAATACAAGAATAAGAACTCTCCCTTACATACGGAGTACAATGAGATAAGTAGTATGTAAACCAATATCGCGGGTTACGTCAGAGGTCAGACTGTCAGGCTCATAACCTGGAGGACGGAGGTTCGAATCCTTCACCCGCAACCAAAATCCTAAGCGGGATTAGCTCAGTTGGTAGAGCGTAACTTTGCCAAAGTTAAGGTCGTCGGTTCGAACCCGATATCCCGCTCCACATAATACGGCCCGACTCTCTACAATGTAATTGTACGGTTGGGTTTTCTTTTGACTTTTAATTTAAATTGTGTTATAATATTTTATGCCAAAATTATATGTTTTAATTGGAGTGCCTGGTTCGGGCAAATCTACTTGGGTCTCCTCGCAAGAGTGGGCCAATGACTGTGCTTACATTTCTACAGATATACACGTTGAAGCATACGCCAAGGAACAAGGCAAGACCTATTCTGAAGTGTTTGCTGAATACATGCCTACTGCTGTAGATTTAATGGCTCAAGATGTTATTGCCGCTCGAGAAGCAGGTAAGGATATTATTTGGGACCAAACTAGTACTACCATTAAAAGTCGTACTCGTAAGTTTAACATGTTGCCTGATTATTATGCCATTGCAGTTGTGTTTAAGACACCCGAACATAAAGAACTGTTTCGACGTTTATGGAGTCGGCCTGGCAAAGAAATTCCAGAACATGTTATTGCCAGCATGATTGCAAGTTGGGAAGATCCAACTGAAGATGAAGGCTTTAAAGAAATTTGGTATACTGCCTAATCGGAGATTAAAATGGTAGACATGATGGGATTCGCATTCCACGAAGGATGCAAGGTAGCTAGGCCTGTACTCTTTGGAAAGAGTCCATTTATTGAAATTTGCACTGTTACTAAAATTAAGGACGGCAAAATGTATCTTAATGACAGTAAGCAGGCAATGCGATTTCCAGACCGGTTACTCATTATTGAACAAGATCCACTGTATAAAATGGTAAAGAATTATGACAACTCCAAAAACACCCCGTTCTCCGAAGACTCTAATTGAGCACAAAGACAAACTTGGGCGCACCTTAAATGTAGGAGATGCTGTATGTTATCCTTCACATAACAGTTTGGAACTTGGGACTATAAAGAAACTTAATCCAAAAATGGTTAAAGTTTGGGAAGCGGGTAGACAAGCAGGTCGTTGGTATACAGGCAGCAACAAGTATCCGGGCGATTTGATCAAAGTTGATGGCGCTGAAGTTACAATGTATCTCTTAAAAATGAATACTGCCTCTTGACATTTTGGTAAAACCCTGTTATACTGTAAGTACAGTAAATAGAAAGGTGGTACAAAATGGCTCGTATTGCAAAACCCAATGTTCAGGCATTCCGCGTAACGCTCACCGAATATGAGCGTGGTTGGGGACAAAAGCCCTGGGACGATGTCTACTTTGACAACGAAGCAGAAGCCCGCCAATATGCTATTGATTATAACAAAAAGCATAACAATCTAGACTCTGCTCCAGATTGGTATGTACGTGCAGACTATGCAGGAAAGGTTAATTAAAATGATTGTAGGACAAACATGGTTTACTGGTAATCAATGTATTGGTATTGTACAGATTGTACAAGATCACGAAATTGAAGAATACCGACAAACTGGCCTAGCCAACTACAAATACTACATTGGAGTTGGTTGGGGTCAGGATGAAAAGACTGACGCAAGTTATATTGCTGAACATGGCGTGCCGTTTAATCGTGCCGCAGGCGATGTATTGTTTAATGTAGTGCGATGAAAAATAAGGTACACAATAATGGATATATCAGCAATTCAACAACTTCAAATAAAAGAATACAATTTAGAACAAGTTCGTATTCAACGGAAGCGCGAAGATGATTACCGAAAGGTAATTGAAAAACGTAACTTTGATCAAATTGTAGCAGATCGAGTAGAAAGAAATATTCGTCTAGATTCGGACAAAGGTCGAAACATCGACATAGAAACTTAGGAGGCAGATATGCCATGGATTGAAAATGTAGCAGCCGCTGATATACCCACAAGGTTCCACCACGAAGCTGGTGAGAACAGTATGCTGATCAGCATTGTCGATCCTGCAAGTTGGAGGCCTACTCCTGCTCACAAGTTTAAAGAAATTCATAATTTTGAATTCTTAGATATTGAGAAAGACGACTTTGCATTAGACGAAGCAATGAGATGTAGCCAAGAGCAAGCCGACGAACTTGTTCGACTGCTACAACATGCATTAGCAAACAGAATGAACGTTGTTGTTCATTGCTTTGCAGGTATTTGCCGTAGTGGCGCAGTTTGTGAAGTCGGAGTCATGCTAGGGTTTGAAGACACTGGAAGATTCCGTAGCCCCAACCTATTGGTCAAGCATCGTATGATGAAGGCATTGGGTTGGACATATGATGAAAACGAAAAGCCAAACATTGATGATTGGCGAACTTTTAAAAATGATATATAAAGTAATAGGTAAAGAAGAAACATTCAAAGTCCTTACACTGGCCGAAGCAATGAATCTTGCCAAGCACATGAACGAGTTTGTAACTATCAAAGGTCCAGACTTTGAAATTGTTGGCATATTCGGCGTTGACAGTGTTAAGGATGGTAAGTGCCCAGATGGTGTTGCTTACGATTGGAACAAAGAATCTCGCATCGGACGAGTTAAAAAAGAACGAGTATAATGATTAATCAACAGCATACCCGTAAAATAATAGGAAATCAAACTGTGACTTCTTTTCCATACGAGGAGTATGGAATTAACGGAGTAGGGCAAGATTGCAGTCCTATTATTTCAATGGATAGTTACATTAATCACGATCAGGATCTAGAATTACATATTGAATCATGTAAAGGTCTTGCGCTGTGTAACGATTTTAAAATGGGTATGGTCTACGGAGGACTTCCTCCAGAAGAAGTAGCAAGGTTTGGAAACCACGATTGTTGGTCAGAGATGCTACATAATTTAGATATGCACGACCCAACGGGAATACACAGACAAGCATTAAAAGAAGTTGCCGAACAATCGGACAACCCTCAACAGGCAATGTACAAGTATGCCTACTTTGCTATGGGATCAGTTATACCTTGGTTCTTTGCTTGTTATCTAAAGAAGAATGACTTCTCTAAGAAAACAAAGGACCTTGGTGGATGGACTGATAATGCTAAGTATTTTCCAAAAGTTGTAGAATATCTTGATACATTGCCATTTAAAGAAATTGGCAGAGTATTATTTTTTACAACATACCCAAATGCTGGAGTGGCAATACACAGAGATAGTGTTGTAGCAGAGCACAAGGACCATAATATTAATCTGTTCTTTGATGGCGGATGGCGTCCAAGTTTTATTTGGGACGAAAAGACAAAAGAAAAGAAGTACCTTGAGAAAGGTGCTCGTAGTTATTTCTTTAATAATAGAGACTATCACGGAGTAGAGGCTGAGCCTATTTTTAGATATACACTAAGGGTTGATGGAACTTTTACAGACGAACTCTGCGAAGAACTAAAACTAGAAGATGGGTATACATGGAAATGGAAATACCAAGGAAAAAATAAATGAGAACGTTTATAACAAGTGACTTGCATTTTGGACACGAAAACATAATGAAGTTTTGTCCACAAGCAAGGGCAAGATTTCGCAACGATGTAAATTACATGAATGAACAAATGGTTGTTGAATGGAACAGCTATGTCCAGCCTGGCGACTTAGTGTATATTTTAGGTGATGTTGCTTTCTTGCCTGCTCAGAAGGCCGCTGAATATATGAACCGCTTGAACGGAGATAAGATTCTTGTAGAAGGCAATCACGACCGTAAGGCACTGAATGATCCTGCTTTCCGTAGATCGTTTGTAGAAGTACACAAGTATTTA